AAAACGCCACCAAGAACACTGGCCCCTACTCCAGCCACGATCTCCCAAAAAGGCCCCTCCTCGCCCTTGGCGATGTGATCCTCTTCGTGAGCGAGAACCTCTTTCTTCTTTTCTTCAGAAAGACCTTTCCGAATGAGGATCTTGTCTTCTTTTGGGAACGCATAACCCAAGGCACCTTTAAGCCCGGTTTTTTCCTGCATCTCCCTTTGAGAGACGTACTGAATCGCTGTCATATTTCCATATCCCAAGTCACTGCGCCGACCACTACGGGCAGGCCGGTTTCGCCAATCTTCTCATCCATTTTCTTGAATCGCCCCCTGAGAACCATATCCGCTATCGGGCCAGGGATAGCATCGAACTCCGCAACAATGACACCTTCGCTGGCGAGTTTTGAATGTAATTCTTTCATCATTCTCGTTGCATACCCCTTCCCTCTGTGAGAAGGATGGACAACGATGTTATCCACCTTCGCAATAAGCCATTTCTGTCGCCATTTGATAAATCCAACCGGGCCATCAATGTCGAGAACAAGAACCTTCTCATCATCTCGATTCATCCATCTGCGAGTCCACAGGATAGCAATATCTAATGTCACCGGACCAAGATTGCCGGGGGGCCAGTCCTGATAACATTCGTAGATAAACTGATAGTCAGAGATTTTTACCGACCTCATTTGCCGCCCCCCGTTCCGGGTGTGGATGAAGCGGTAGTGGTGTCAATCGCAAGCCATGCAACAGATCCAACAACCTTCGATCCGTTCGCAAATGTGAATGTCACTGTTGCTTTAGGGGCATCAGTCCCATCGTCTGTCAGGGCATAAGCCGATGTCAGACCACTACTGGAAACATTCGTCACCGCGATTGTCCCGGCAGCAGATGTGAGGGTTCCTCTTAAAACCCTCTGCGCGATTTGAGTTCCATCTTTGTCATATAGCGTGATCGTTAAATCCCTGGTCGGGTTTCCAGCAGGGAATACCCCGGCATTATCTGAGGTCCAAGAGTGCTGCCCAGGCTGGTACTCGAAATATGAACTGGCATTGTCAGCAACGGTTTGCGTTGTAGCGAGATCAGTTTGCGTTGTAGCGAGGTCAATAGAGTCCGCAATCCACTTCGACGCCTCATTTACAAAGTCAAGCCACTCTTTCTGGCTTTTAGGAAACTTCTGTAATACTGGATTGTCTCGAAATTTACTGAGGCTCGCCATGTGCCCTCGCGATCAACCCCTTGATAACAATTCGATGCGGACTCCATGTCCTGATTCTGAACACCCAGTTCCTGCCAGACCCCAACCGTCTCCAGATGACCCGCCTCGCATAGTCACCGATGTTCCCGATTGATTTTTCTATCTCGTTTGAGAAAGTGTGCCCGCCATCTTTGGAGTAGGACAGCCATATGCTTGTATCGTCAGCGTTTGAATCACCTACACCAACCTGCATGTCCAACTGAAGAGAAGATATTCTAAGCCTCTTTTCCTCATCAGAAATGATGGCAGACCTTCTCTCTCTCAGGATTCTCGATCCAGCGAACGTCCCAAGGGTGGGGTCCATCTTGTAGATGGTCCCATCAAGATAGTCTCCGAAAAGATGCGTATTGCCAACGCAAACATGCGCGTTGTATCTCTCCCGGCTAACCACATCATTTATGATGTGTGCCCTCTGATGCCATTGTTTCGTTAAAGCATCATATGCCCATGTCACATTAGCAGTCGGGAACGTCAGAACGTAAAACTCGTGACCCTCATCCTGATAAACGTAGCCGAAAGCATCTGAAATATTTGTATAGGTGGAAATCTGGTAGTTGACTTCAGGCGTGGACACCACCACTGGTTGAAAGCCATCCCCCAGCCTGACAACCTGCCCATTCCCTCTCTCATTCTGGCTCAGCCATATGACCGAGTTATCGAATCTGCAAGCAGAGAACGCTGCCGCACACCCTGTCTGGGAATGCCCTCCCTGGAATGCTTTGAATACTTGGTCCGCGTCACCAGAGTTGTAAAAGACCTCAAGCGTCTTCTTGCCAAAAACGAACAACTGCCTCTGGTCGGCCACAAGAGACTGAATCTCGTCAGGGTCACCTTCTGCTGTGACAAAATCGGATGGATCTATCGCGGTTCCGTCATAGAGACTTGTGATCCAGAATCTATCCGACCCCGTTTGTGAAAAGACAAAATACCCATCCACAAAAACTACAGTGTCGGCAGACACCATATCGGAATCAGCAATCTCGGTTAAAGTGGAAGTTGTATTGTCGTAGATATACCCCGTTGTCCCATCGACAATCATGATCTGCTGGTTGGCACCAGTCCTCACACCATTGTGAGCCATTGACACTCTTCCGGCTGAGGTGCTCAGAGTACCTCTGCTGGTTACGGTCCCGCCAGTGGTACACTCAACCAGAGTATCTCCAATAACAAAGTACGCCTTCCCGTTGTATTCAATTCCTCCTCTAACGACCTCTGAATAGGTCGAGTTGAGCGTAGACGCTCCTGGGGTTGATACCAGAGAATCCGCCTGCCCAGGCTCATAAAAGAGATTGATGCACGTCTCAGGAGAAACGTTACTGGATCGGCCTTCGTAGGCACCACCTAGAAATGGGAGCTTCATTCGAGTGCGAATATCACAGAGGCGTTCTCAACGTCATAGTCGAGTGCGTCAGACAGTTTCTCTGCCGCCTCTGCTTTCAGAAGAAGACGGTCGTTTCTCGGTATCCCATAACTGGGGGCAACTCTGTCCGCCAGACCATAGACAAGGGCCTCGCCCCATTCAACGGGGAATTCGGGGTTGTCTGCGTTCGCATCGAAGTCATCAGGTCTGACTTGCTGGACAATGATAAGTTTGTCTACACTGCTCCCGCCGTCCACAGGCCAAGTGTAAAGCGTTCCGTTTGTAAGGGTGGGGTGATACCACGCCTGATTCACCGGACCCTCTGAAGCCTTGTCCGACAACCCCCGGTAAGCAATCTCTCCTATCAGATCAACCGGCGTATCCTGGGAGGATGTGTCTCTCCGATATGCATAAACGATCTTTTGAGGGCGGTAAGACTTGGTTGTGTAAGCGTATACCTTGTTACCAGAAGCAGCACCAGAAGGAAGCGCGTCATTTATCGTCAAGGGGGCCAGAGATGCGATGGTAGACCAGTGGATAGAGTCGTCATCCAGTTTTATGCCGATATTATCAGCAACGGTCATCCCGGTCTCAGAAGTTACAGATATCACGGTCTGCGCGGCAGCCTCCGCTGCACTCAGCGTGGTTTCCACATATGATGTGGTGGCATGGTCAGTGCTTGATGGGCCGAGCAAATACGACTGCTGTTGCGGCTGAAGGAAAATGGTGACCGTTTCTCTCAAGAAGAGATCGGCACCTTTCGTCAGCCACGCCATAATCATTAAATTTAATGCGCGAGAAGCACTGCTGGTATCTGCCCCCGAAGGGACTTCCCCGATATCGTACTCTCCGATCTTTTCTAAAGCTGACGTAATTATGTCAGATCGCGTGATCGTGAAGTTTTTAGAACCTGATGTTGCCATGCAAAGCCCTTAGAAGATTGCCTTTTCGACCATCGTGGTTGAAGTCAATGTTGGGCCAGACCCATATTGGGCCGTGCCGCTTTGTGTAGTTCTTGCAGAAAGAGATGTCTTCCCCGACGAAGCTTCCTTTCTTGTGAATTTCAAAGAGATTCGGAATTTCCCTGTCCCTGTAGATGTACTTGTCTGCCTCTTCCGCTAGGGTCTCCAGCATATCTCTTTTGATACAAAGAAATCCTGCCCCCATCCGGTCACAAGGTATCCACCCGTCTACAGGATCGCCCATTGATCTGAATACAAATCGTTCCTCATCCCTTCTCTGAGGGTATACCCCGGCAGAAACAGGATGAGGAGAGGTTACAATTCCGGCGAAACTTTCGGGTTCCCATCCAAGGTCTGAATCAATATAAAAAAGGTGGGTGTAATCACCATCCAGACAACTCTGAGCAAGATTGTCCCGAGCTACATCAATGAAAGGACAGTTCCCGAGAACGATGAGACTTACATCGACCCCATGCCCCTTCGCGTGTTCCTTGGTGGCCTCTAGCGACTCCTTGTATATCTGCTTTACTTTCAGATCGTAACAGGGGGTGGCGACGAGAACGCGCATTATCTAAACACTGATTGGTTTAGATCGCATCCTGCGAGCTACGTCAGTCGCTTCGTCTTTTGTCTGCCAACGGAAAACCCCATTGACAACAACCTTTTTCCACCCAAAAATTGAGAGTTTCTCAACGACCCAAGCGCCATCAGGTTCTTCTCTAAGTCTTAGCTTCATTCTTGCACCAGAAAGATTTCAAACTCGACTGAAATTTGTCCCGTTGTGGTTGTTACCCTGCCCATGTAGCCTATATCGCATGGGCCAACAAAAGGTCCGAAAGGCACCTGTGATCCGGTTTGCTCAAGGGCAACGCCACCCGGAATTCCGATCAACGATGATTTTGCCCTCATTGCCGAGTATGGCGCAGCCGTATCATCTATGCCGGCCCTATGAAAGAACAGCAGGTCGGCGGTCTTACCGCTGTCAACAACAACCTCACCCTTGAAGACGTATGCCGTGTACCCGGCTGGGACAGAATAGGCCCCAATCTCAGACTGGCTTTTGGGGAAATTCGTTGCCCCTATGGTCGCCCAGTCGGTTCCCCCCGCGCCATTCTCTATTGTGATGGCTGCGACATGAGACCCAGCCGTGGCAGAGGCGTAAGTTCCCGATGTCTCAACATACGCTCTAAACAGTCGCGTGAATGTCGCAGTTGTCGCTGATGACGCACTGGCACCATTGGTGTTTATCGTTTCAGAGACAAGATCAAAATTCTCGTCAAGCCCTTGAAGCGTAACAGATCTCGCTCCCGCTCCAGCGGCTGTGTCTGCTGCATCTCCACCAGCCTTGATTCGTAAAGTTGTCGCTGAGGCAGCTTGTGGAGTCCTGTATACCCCACCTAAAGCTATTGGGGAGAATGTCGTTCCTACTGTCGCCCTTCCGAACTTCTTGACCGTTGACATCCCACTGACCAAACCACGGCCAATATCCAGCCACGGTAGAGTGGGACGCACCAGAATTGCATCAGCATCCAGACCGAGCGACTGATTAAGCGGGGCGCTAGGCTGCCTGAACTGCCCGTAACAAATGCTCAGTTGGAATGTCGCCTGAGCAGATGACCCGTTTACATAACGGACTCTGAAATATCTTGGCCCCTTTACTGCTGTGTGAAACTCATGAATCCCGGCAGATACATTGAACCCCGACCCTGGGAATGTTCTCCAGTCCGTGCCGTTTATCGAAAAATCAAAGTAAAGCGTTCCGGCCACATCCGAGTAGCAGGAACACATGACATCCGGGTAGTCGTTTAACTCCTTGAGTCCAGTGAATGTCTCTGACCCGCCCAGCGGGGTGGTGCTCGAATTCAGATCGCTGATAGCGTGAATGTTTAATCGTGACAAGTATCGTCCCCATATCCCGAAGGAATCAAATCCTCAATCCTCGGAGGACCGGCGTATCCGTAAAGCCCCTGCTCATAAGCAACCCCAGACTGTGTGTACCATTGAAAGAAACTCCCAGGCTTCGTCGTTACCCTGACCCCCTTCGACATAGCAACGCCAATCCACATGGCGATAGAAACTCTTGTTCTTTCTTCTCTCTTTGGGTGAGAGCAGTCGATTCCGTATAAATCCATTTGATCGACCTTTTCGTGGATGCCGAGGGCGATCATGTAATCTACCGTTGAATACATTGCCATACCAAGAGGAAGGCCGAACTCCTGACAAACATCGCGTATCGGATATTCAACAGAAGTCGGCCATTCCGGGTAGGCTCTTGATGTGATAATCGGCTTATCGTAAGTCTTCAACCATTCGGGTAAATCTGCATCCCAGGCAGGCATCCGATAGATAAGGTCATCCATCACAAATAAACGAGTGAGGTCATGGGACTTGCACAACTGGTTCAAGCCCCAGACCTCATCGTACTCACCCTCAAACTGAGAGAGAGTTGGGCCCTTAGCTAAAAGGGCGATCCTCATCTTAGGTGAGGTCTTCAGCAGTGGCGAACTGAACGCCGTAGGTGTCACCAGTAGCGCCGATCAGGGTGTTGAACGACACAAGACCAGTAACGTCGAACGCAGACACCGAGTTGGCAGCAGTAGCGTCCGTATCCACATGGCTCAGGTAGTTGTTGATTGCCCAACCGCTATGCGCTGTACCCGTAAGGACAACGAACGCAGCAGCAACCGCAGCAGACTCCGAATGGAAGAAGTTGTCTTTCAGGAGCATGTTCACACAAGCACCGCCAGACGTGATAATTCCAGCCGTTGCAGTCTGAGCAACAGTATGAATCATGCGGGTATTGGTCACCGTCACATTCAGATGAGCGCCAGCCAGTTGAATGAACGTGTCATTCGAGGCGTCGCCACCAATGTAGGTGCAACCATCAACCGTAAGACCGTCACAACCTGTAGCCAGATCCATAACTACAACGTAGTTAAGGTCTGTAGCAGACTCATCAAACAAGCAGTTATAGAACCCGAGGTTGTCAGCAGTAGCAGCGACATCAATTGCCGTTGTTACGTCTGCAACACCAGCCGTGAAGCGGATGTTGTGGAACGACACGTTGGCAGCGGAAATGTCAATGTCTGCCGTGGCGATTGTCGTGAAGCTGATTTGGGGCTGGAGCGATCCAGAACCAAGGCCAACAACGGCGACACCAGCAACGTCAAATACCATACCAGCAGCGGCTGTTACGCTCTCTGCATGACCCGGCATAAGCATGATAATGTCACCACGCGAAGCGGTACACCGGCCTATTGCATAGTCGAGGGTAGAGAATGGGCGAAGGTATGAGCCATCGTTACCATCAGAACCACTAACTCCGCCTTTGGGAAGGACGCCGGAGTTGTTTACCCAGAACACCTGTCCCGGATGGGTTTGTTGAAGCGGCAGGCCACGAATGACCACGCCATCTTTGAATCCGTTAGGATAGTTAGAAGCCATAATATTTTCCTCACGAACGGTTTCCCGTCAGTTGAAATCTCGGAGTGAAAAGGAAAAGAGATTGTTTATCTCTTCAAGTATTGAATCAAGATCGTTTCTTTATTGGGATAACACCTTCAAGACCAATAGTCTCGAAGATTGTCCCGTCCAAAAACCATTCGCCGTCAATCTTGGCTAAAGTAATCCTGTGAATCGCGCTGTGACACGATCCACATAGAACCACCAGATTATCAGGAGAATTGTTGCAGTCTTTCTCCCTGCCAGAGTTGTCCAAATGATGTACGTGTAGGCCATCGCTAGACCCACAAAGAACACATCTGCCATCTCTCTCCAATACGAATGGTTTTACAACCCTGAATTCGCTTTGATATTTCCCGCTCCGCCTGTGCTTGTAGCTATGGCGCTTGTGAATGGCGCTGACCTGGCACCCTTTGGAGCAGTACTTCTGTCTTCCTGCTTGGAATTTGCTAGGAAAAAATTCTTTCCCGCAATTCTGGCAGTTAAGCCTTGGCCTATCTAAAGCCCACTTTCTTTCGGCAACCACTCTTTTGGTTTCCAAATAGCAGGTTCTAGAACAATATTTTTGTGCTTCCCCTAGGTTTTTGGCCGGGGTGAACACAGCCCCACACGACACGCACGCCTTATCCAAAACTTCTTTTGGCACGTAACGGTCGCGTTTCTTTTTTGCGGCTAAGGCCTTTCTGCAATTGTCAGAACAAAGTTCGACGTGCTGCCAGTTCCGCTTTGAATCATCCACATGGAATTCCTCTCCGCAGAACTGACACATTGACGTGACCATTAAGACTCTCCTGCTAGGTTTTGTCTTATTTTGTCACTTTCAATTATGCACGTCTATATCTATCTAAGTTATTGATTTATAAGCAACTAGCCACCGGAAGTCCCGTAGAGCGATCTCCAGTCTCCCCAGAAGGGAATAAACCTCATATAAGCCTTGGCCTTCGCATTATCCGTATCGAAATCTGTGTCCTTGGTGAACTCGACTGGCTCACGGTCAAACCAGATCAACCCATCTTCCGTGCCGTTGGTTCGGATAAACCATGCGTCAGTATCGGTCAGATAGTTGTTGATTACGATTTCCGGGATA